TTAGTAGTTGAGTTACCAGCAGCAAAATTACCATTGCTGAGTATTGTAGCACCACTACCTGTTATAGTAGTTCCACTAATAACAGGGTTGCCTATAGTAATACTTCCTGCAGTGATAGTACCTAAATCACTATTAATACTAGATAGATTAGTAATATTCATTCTATCAGCAGTAATAGTACCTGCCTGTATTTGACCTGCAGTAATAGTATTGGCAGCTATTTGAGTAGCAGTAATAGTAGCAGCAGCTATTTGACCTGCAGTAATAGTATTAGCAGCTATTTGAGTAGCAGTAATAGTAGCAGCAGCTATTTGACCTGCAGTAATAGTATTAGCAGCTATTTGACCAGCAGTAATAGTATTAGCTGCTATTTTACTAGCGTTAACAGCATTGGCAGCTAGTTTTGGTGTGCTGATTGCATTGTCAGATATTTGTGTTTGTGTTATGGTCCCGTTTAGATCGCTGGTATCTACAGCTGCTGTGTATGCCGTACCATTCCACCTATATAGTTTACCAGTACCAGATAAAAATATAGTATCAGTAGTTCTTGTAGTAGGTACAGTACTGCCACTAACTATTCCTACTGGTTGTATACCAGAACTAAACTTACCAGCAGTTATTTCACCATCTAATATTTTAGCGGCAGTAACAGCCCCTGTTTGAATATTAGCTGAAGCAACAATATTTCCATTTAATGTTAATACTGTTCCATTAAAAGTAATATTAGTAGTTGAGTTACCAGCAGCAAAATTACCATTGCTGAGTATTGTAGCACCACTACCTGTTATAGTAGTTCCACTAATAACAGGGTTGCCTATAGTAATACTTCCTGCAGTGATAGTACCTAAATTTGAATTTATTGAACTTAAATTAGTTACACTTATTCTGTCAGCTGCAATACTACCTGTGGTTATCTTACCACCACTTATAGTAGTAACATTAGCGTTAACATCAGCTGCTGCTCCGCCTGGCTGGAGAGATGAAGCACCAGATTCAGCTCCTGCTTTAACTGTGCTTGCAGTGGCTCCATCAATAGTACTAGAACTAGTTAATGCAATGGTTCCAGCTATATTTAAAATGGAACCATCCCATCTCAAGTAGTTTGTACTGTTGCCAATATCAAACTTATAAGCACTGCTATCCCACCCTAAAAAGAATCCAGCGGTTGCACTGCCGTAGGTCTTCCCAGTACTAGCTAAGCTTCCACCACTGGCAATGCCCACTACCCCCAAGCTGGCGCTAATAGCACTCAAGTTGCCTACTTTGAGGTTGCTCAAGTATCCAGCACTCCAAGTAATGGTATTTGTACTTGCTACATAAACACCATCGGACTGGTACATAAACTCGCCATCAACAAGCGACATTGGACTTGCGGACCATCCACTTGGTACAGAGCTAGATCCTGTAGTAGTTCCAGGAGATCCTGGCGGTGTTGCACTGGTAGATTTAAAGTATACAATTCTGTAGGAATCGCCCTGACTTCCTACAGAGCCATCTTGACGATAGCCAATAGTATTTGCTGTAGCACTGCTCCAGTTTGCAGCTGTTGAAGTAGCAGAGTTAGAGTCTGATATAACTAGATTAAGTTGATAGAGTACATACCCAGTTCCTGGTGCCGCACCGGCTGAACTAGTCCAAGGTGGTGTAGCTGTAGGATACGCACTAGCTGTGCCATTAGTCCAATCGTAGGTAAATCCTTGAGAATAAGTGCCAATCCCAGAATTACTCCACCTATACGCACTTATTGTTATAGTTTTATTACCTGTTGAACCTGTTGCACCTGTATTGCCAATTCTATTTATAGCAATAGGTACTGTGCGCGTAATAGTATTACCAGCGTAAACTACCTGACACTGTACAAAAGTATTAGCACTACTAGAAAATGTAGTCTGTAAACTTGGTGTAAAAGAGGCAGTAGTGCCAGTACCTGTTAGCTGTCCTCCCGTACTCCAGCTATAACTGGTAGGTGTTACTGCGGAACCATTTTCTGTGAGAGTAACAGTATAGGAGGTTGCTGAGGGTGTAGGACTACCACCGCTCTGATCGTATGTAAATGATCTTATACCACCAGTAATAGTTAGTTCATAGGTGTTACCAGATTTATTTTTTATAAATTTTTGTGTGGTATTAATTATGTTTCTTGCAATATTTTGACTGTTTCTTACAGTTATTGGAAATGTTACTATTACTTGATCTTCAGTAAGTCCGCCGATGTTACCATATGTATAGGATAGATTACTATCAGTGATTGAGCCAGTTCCCAAGGTAACACTATTTGTAGGACTCTGAGTCGGTGTTCCTATATTCCAAGTATTTGCACCAGAAGTACCATAGGTTAAAAAGTTACCATTTTTTGATAGTTGTAGTTTAATACCAGTATTATTTAAATTTATTGGATTTCCAGTAGCACTAGAAACAATAGTTACATTTGGTGCGGAATTGCTAATAACAATAGCATCTTTGCTTTCATCGCTGTAAGTAATTACCTGTGTAGCGGTACTGGACTGTACGTCTACATTAACACTATCTTTGGAGGTTACTCTAAAACTTACTTGAGTACCCTCAGTACCCAAGTAAGTGCTAAAATTTGTACCGGTTACTGTCAGGCTACTGCTGGTTTGTCCGCTTATTGTGGTCCAATCAGTAACAGCAGGATCATTACTTCTATATGCCCAAGAATACGAGGGGTTAGTGGTATTGAAAACTACAGCATTTAGAACAATTGAACTAGGAGACAGTGTGCCAGTAGTTTCTAATTTAATAAACTCGGAAATTGTGGGAACAGCTATTGTACTTTCAGTAACTGTACTTCTAAAAGTTGCGCTCTCCAGCATTAACTGTCTTGTATTGATCGTTTGTGCCATTATACAATAACCTCTACTTCAACTGTGCCAGAAAGCCAATCTGGTGTTAGTGATATTACTTGACCCAAGACACCGGTGGTTAGATTAAATCGTGAGTACGTTAGCCTTAAAGTACTCCCTAAGGTCAAGCTCAACAACCTGGACTTTCCAGTAAACTTGTACACTGTTCGTACAGATTTGTAGTAGTTCAACAACCTGGCAGCTTCTAATCCTGCATCTGTGTCACTGATCAACAACACTTCTCGCTGAAGTGGGTCAGTGTCTAACGCATAGTTTGTTTTAACTGTACTATCTGTAGCTGTAACAGTCATCCACTCAGTGGCCAAGTTTTGTTTATTACTAACAGGTATAGCTGTTATTAGGTCTGACTGGACTGTGTAGTTTTTAGCAAAAGCTAACTTTATGCCTGCCTGAGCAGTGTATCGGTTTGCAATACTAAAACTGTTAAAAATAATGTCGTCTGCTCCTACCTCTGTGTAAGAACTGGGATTAGTATTTCCAAATTGGTAGATTTGTAGCTTGCCAGTTCTAGACATTACTATCTGGCTACCAATACTGCTGGCCACCTGTTGACAAGCTATTAAGACATTTTCTGTATTGTCCAAGTACAGCCCAACCTCTTGGGTGTTGTTAGCAGTATTAAAACTGTTGAAATTAGTCCAGTCTACATCTGAGGCGCTCAATCGTGTTGAGGTTTTTCCAAACTGTGTGACAATGGTGGCTATGATGTTGGCTACAGTATTGACATAGGTTGTTTGAGCTGCACCAGTGGTTAGGTTAGTAGATTTTTTTACACCCTGAACTGAAGCAGTTATAACTCCTATAGGAGGAGTTCCCAGCTTAAATGTACCTGTGTGGGTACTGTTAATAGTGGGGGCAGGTACTACAGCTCCAGTAACGCTTGTTGTACCAGCAATAGTTGCAACACCAGTACCACTGCTATTTCCAGTAGCACGAAATGTTACACCCACAGTGTTAGAGCTTGCGCCAACAGCAGTCCAGTTTGTAGTTCCCACAGTTTGAATGGTGTAAGTTACACCCTTCAATATGCTCGGTGCACTCACGGTTCCATACAGTGGCACACCATTGTCACGGATTTCTATGATTTTTTCACAGGTATCACCCTCACCGGTTAAACCAGTGAGTTGACCTGCTGAACCTGTGGTAACCATGTACTCCTGAGTTACAGGATCGATTAACAGTGGTGTAACGTTGAACACCTCTCCAAAGATAATTGGACGCATCTGGTCTTGATTTTTTTGACCGGCAGTACCCCAACTACTGGCGGCATAAACACCCAACTTGTTTTCACTCATGGGGGCGTTGAGTCTCTCCAACTTATCTCTCAACTTTATGTTGAACGACCTTAAGTTTCTGCTGTCTACGTCGTCTGTGATACCATCAAAAATGGTCAAAAATTCGGTGGACAGGTTAGCCAAGGTGGAAGCCCACCCTGGATCCCCAAAGTATATCTTTATGCTCTTGTTGCTCCAGATGTATCGGGTGCTGTCTAAATAAAGATCCATTTCACCGTTTAAATTGTGTACCTCAATATCACCAAAGGTCATCCCCGCAGAGTTCCCGTCTTTTGACAGGGACTCTGTGAGGGTTAACCTTTTAGCAATAATGGGGAGAAAGGTCGCAACACCATCTGTGGTAGTATATCCACCTGTTGATAGGTACAGCTTTATATTTTGACTTGCTGCAATGTCATAAACAGTAGCATCTACAAGGATTACTCTCCTTGCAGATGGATCCTCTAACCAGTTTTGGCTATACGGCATTTTTTCTCCTCATGGATTATGATTGTTCCTGCTGGTATAGTGTAATTATCTGAACACTTTCCTGACCGAAGTCAGTTTCTGCAGTCATGTCATCTACAGCACCAACTATCTTACCTGCAGCTGTTAGGGTTGCTGTTACAACAGCGCCTGTTTGAGCCAGGGTTGCAGTGGTTACCTTATTTACAGCAGTTGTGACTTTACTAGCCAAGCTAGTGAGTTCTTCGCCCGTTAAGGCAGTTCTAAGTATCTGAGTGGCATTGTTGGTGTTGCTTGGAGTACCCTCTCCAACCAGTGCTGTTTTGATACTAGGAATACCGTCTTTGCCCATCATGGCGTCCTTGAATTCTTTAAACTCTATTGCTAACTGTTGAAGAGCAGCTTTTACTTCACCGGTCTGAGGGGTGGTATTTTGAACTATTCTATCAAAAGCGATCTTTGTGTCTGTTTGAGCAGTATTGAAGTCCTTTATTAGATCGGCTGTAGATCTTGAGCTGTCGGCTATATCTTCTAGTGATATACCGGCTTTCTTCAATTCGTCTAATTGATGAACTTGAATATCTTCTTGAACTTCTTGAAGTTTGCCTTTGCTAGCGTCTAGTGCTGCAGTAACAGCTTGGAAATCACTAGCATAAGCACCGCTGCTTGCATTAACCATTCTAGAAGCCTGTAGGAAAGCGTCAGATACTTGAGGAAGCTTGCTAATGGCTTCCAACTGTGCTTTTGCTTGTGCTTCTGTTTCGGGGTTTATGTTAATGCTGGTTAATAATTCTTCAAATTGTGTTTTGGCTAGGTTGTATTTATCTATTGGTAGTAGTGTAGACAGATCTCCAGCTAGCAGAGTATTCTTGTAGTTAGTTAGATTATCTATGGCTTTACCAAAGTCATTAAATAGTGACTTCAATAGGTCTCTACGTTTAATCAATTTGTTTTGTGCTGAAAGTTGATCTTCGAGGGCGTAGAGATATTCTTGATTAGATTTTAATACAGCCTTTTGAGCTGCTGGATATTTATCCAATTCAGCCAGTTCTTGTTTTCTTTGCTCTAAAACTACTTTTCTAGCGTCTACCTCACTACCAGTGATTTGAGCAAACATTTGAAGTGATTTAAGTCTAGTTTGATTGATTTTAGCAACAAAATCTTCTTTTGATAGTTCTGTTATTTTTTCAGCTTCTTTGTATACCATAGCAAAAGCTGGAGCTAGCTCCATAAGAGACGTATAAAGCTCTCTGCCTGCTGGAGTGGTAATGTCAAGTGCATTGACAATGTTTTTAAACTCGCCACGAGTTTTTATTAAGGCCAAGTCTGTTTTACCGTGTTCAATGGCTAGGTCACCCAGTCGCTTAGTAACTGAGGCCTGTACAGGAGTCAGTCTTTCGGCTTCAGTCAAGAAGTTGTCTGCATAAAACTTCTGGTTGTCTAGGAATTTGTCCAGTCCTCCGGCTAGAGTGGCTAGTGCTTCTGTAATTTCTATGCTTTTTTCTTTTAACTCTGCGTCTGTGGCTGCTCTGGTTACAGTTCTTGTACTACCATACCAAGTTCTGACAGTTTCCGTAATAGTGCCAAAACTTTCTTTTACAAGCTGATTAATGGTTTTTCCGCCCTGAGCTAGAAATGACTGAGAAATTTTTTCATTTGTATCTAAAACACGAACAACAGTCTCTGCCATTCCTTCGCCAAAATTACGGAACTTTTCTAAGCTTTTAAAAGCAATAGTGGCTGCATCATCTAAAGCGCTAGAAATTACATTTCCTAACTCCTTTTGTAACTCTTCGCCTTGTAGACCTCTCAATGAAGCAAATTTTCCTGTTAGGTCAACTTGAGCCAGAGATGCAAATATGTCGTCTTGGGTTTTACCCAAATTGCCACCCAGTTCAACAAATAAGGCACCCGCATTACTAAATATTTTAGTAATTTCTGCAGCAGCTTTTTGATCAACACTAGCCAAGTCTCTTTCAAGAGTTGCGTCTGTAGTCCTTGTGCTTCCACCAATACCTAAAAATCCGCTACTTTTCTTTGTGGTTCTAGTAGTTTCATACTGTTGAACAGATCCTGCTTTGCCTGATAGTACATCCAGGAATGAACCCGCAAACTTTATACCAGAGTCTATTATTTCTTTAGTTGTCCTACTGCCAAATAGTCCTTGTATACCACTGCTGGTTGTACCCTCTTTGGTACCAAATCCAGTGCCCATGCGTAGGCCTAGTACACCGTATAAAGATTTTGCCGCTCCGCCTATAGAACGATCAATGCTCTCCAACAATTTAACAGTTCTGTTTTGATAGGTTAAACCTTCAACACTGGTATTACCTATTAGATTTAAAGAATTTTTAATGCTGTCTGATTTTGCCTCTGAGTCTCCAAAAACTCCACCACCAGTTTCTACTTTCTTGCCATCTTTCCAAGTCATACCAGTTCCCTGGGTTTCTTGACGTTCTGAGGCTGTAGAACCTGCTACGGGTGCTGAGCTCTTTTTACCAAAAACACTTAAACCTATTGCTGCAACTATAGCTGCTGCGACTGGTGGTCCAAAGATACCAAGTTGTGCAGATATTTTAGCAAATATTTCTGTTACGTATAGTCCGGCTCTAGCAAAGAAACCTGCCCCAGTTGCGGCTGTTTGTGCTGTTTCACCTGCAACGCTTCCAGCAACCTTTGCTTTGTCTACGAATAGTGAAGTTGCTAACTCTTTAAAGTCCATTGCAATTCTGGCAATGTGTAGAGCTTTTTCTACACCGCTCAAAATTTTGTAAGCAGCTGTTTTCTCTTTGAATAAGGTTTTAGCGCTGCCCATTAATCTGGCATTATCTGAAATCTCATCCTTTGCCTTCTTCCGCTCCAAATCACCCAAGTCTTTGGTTGCCTTTGTTCTTTTTTGTATTTGGTCGTCTGTAAGGTCACCAGTACCCTCTTCAGCTTTTTTAATGTCAGCCAAGATACCTACATACTTGGCTTTATCAGTGTTATACTTTTCTTGGCCTGCAGATATATCTCCAAAAGTTTTTACAAGATTACCTAAAACAGCACCTGTTTTACCAAATGCTTGGGCTAGAGTGTCTGCAATGCCTTCGAAAAGTCCTAGGATCTCTGCTTGCTTTTTGAGTTCTTCATTTTGTTTGGCTGTTTCTATAGCTTGTGATCTAGTCAATTGAATTGCAGTTACTCTTGAAGAATTAGCCCTATCTTGAGCTAAAGCTTGTGCGTCAAAAGCACTTGCAAGATCCATCATTTGTTTAATAGTAGCTGAATTGTCTTCTCCACGCATCGCTTGTCGATTTGCTTTTGCGGCTAATTCACCTATTGCTGTGCTTCTTTGATTAGTTAAGTTTTGACGCTCTTTTTCAAATGATAATTCTTGTTTGGTTAATTCAATTTGTGCTCGGCTATTTGCTATAAATTCTTCACTAAATATTTTTTGCTGTTCAGCAATACTTAACCTGGTTTCTGCTAATCCAAGTTCTGATTCTTTTATAGACAGCGTAGCGTTTTTTCTAGTTTGCTCATTTTGTCTTTCAGAGTCTGCTATTTCTTTTAACTTTGACTGTTGTCTGTCATAAACGGACAATCTCTCTTTTGCAATATTGGTTTCTATCTGCGATCTTCTATTAAATTCTTCTCTGGTAGCCAGCTGCTCGGCTTGAAGCCTATTGGACTCGGCATTTTGATAAACCATTTCGGCATCTTGTGCACTACCTAAAGCTACCAATCCATTACGAATAACTAACTGTTTATTGTAATCACTTTTTGCCTTTAGTTTTTTATCTTCAAACTCTAAAGATGCTTGTTCGATCTGTGCTATTCTTAGTTTTTCAAGTGTTTCAATTTCGGTTTCTTTATTAGAGGGTAGCTGAAGTTGTAAACTTTCTCTTGTAGCGCTATTTTCTCTAATTTTAGCATCTAATATATCTTTTTCTTTTTTATAGCGCGAGTCTTCTTCTGCTAAAGGCTTTTCTATTTTTTTGATCAATTCTTGTTGCTGAGCTATATCTTGTAAGGACTTTATGAAACCAGCATTTGATTGAGCAGCATTTACTATTTCTTGAGCGTAACCACTAGCACCCTCTGCATTGCTTACTAAAGCCTTATTTAGATCTGCGAGTGCTGCTAGTGGATTTATAGCAGCCCGTCTCAATAACTTTAACTTTTCTTCTGCATTTTGTACATCTTTATCTGTAGTAGCGACTCTTTGGCCTGCTGTTTCTGCTTCTCTTAATGTTTTAGCGGAACCTAGTTGTTCTCTTGCAGACTTATTAGACTCTAAGGCATTGCTTAATGCGGTTTCGGCTGTTAGTAACGTTATTCTGTTTGCTAATTCTTGCTGAATTCTTATTAATCTTTCCTGTCCGTCTAATTCTTTGATCTTTAAATCAAATTGACGTCCTGCTAGCTCAGGAATATTATCTATTCTTGAGTACAGAGACTGAAGTAGCTGTGTTGAACCTTTGGCTAGTTCTGCCTGAATACGGCCGGCTATTAAACCTACAGACTCAGACAGTCCTGTATTAATACTATTTCTAATCTTTAGCGCGGCACCTTCTGCTGTAGACTCTGCCTGAGCTCTGGCATTTCTAGCTCTATCTATTTCAGATTTCAGTCGTGCAATTTCTTTGTTTACAATTTCTTTTTCTACGCCCGGTCTATCTCTGGCTGTTGTACTATCAATACTTCCTGCGGCTGCAAATAAATCTTTTTCTGCCAGCTTTTGTAAATCTTTTAGCTTCTGTTCTAGATTTTGTGCGTCTTGTTCACTTTGTACCATTAATTTTTGAGCCTTATTTAACTCAATATTTAATTTGGCTACTTCTATTGAACTAGAGCCAAATATAGGTGACTTGTTTAGTTCGTCGGAAGCCTTGATCAAGTTTGATATAGACTCACTGATAGGGCCACTTAAATTTTTATCAAGAGCAGTTAAAGCTGCTATACTGGTATTGGCCCATTTAACTGTGCTATCACTTACTTCAAATTCTTTGGATACCTGTCTAAAAGCTTCCTTTGAAGCTTCAAAAGCAGAAACAAACTCTCTGGCTCTGCTGGCGGCTATACCAGCATCATTGGAAGCTCCTTTAATAGCTCTTCGGATTTCTTCTACTATACCAGAAATAGGGGCTAGTCCTTTTAAGGCTTTTTCTACCTGTTTAAAGTTTGTTACATCTTCTATATTTAACAAACCACCAAGTTTACTCTTTAATTCGTCAGCAATCTTTTTATTATCTATGCCCTCAACAGCTGCAACTATACCTTGGCCAAAACTTTCTGAAAAACTAGATTGAACGTCTAAATTAAAAATTCCTTTTATAGTATTCTTGAACTTGTCCCATCCAGAGTCCTGTAGTGCTCTCAATGCTTTTTGAGCATTTTTTGCTAACTCGTCCATGCTGCTAGAAAACTCTAACAAGGCATTGGACTGTGCTTCCATGCTCTGTACACTAAAAGGATTTGTTTGACGTATTGTATCAAATGTATTTGTTAGGTTTTTTGTAGAACCCTCGACACGACCAACACTACCACTAAAAGCATCAATTTCTTTTGAAGCTTTTGAAAATATGCCATCTATTAAGGACACAGATGCGGCTACTAGGCCTATTACCATGAAGAAACCATTCAAGGCATTCATGGCGGTACTTATCATACCACCAAATGCTGCTATTGCTCCACGAGCAGTTAACATTGCCGCACTAAAGCCTGTGATATTATTACGTGCTATTTCTTCTCTTAGTAAGGCAAAAGATCCCCTTAGTCCTATAAGACTACCATTGTATGCTGCATTACTTATAATTGAAGATCTAATAGCTGCGTCTTGTGCTCTCTGTCCTGCTCTTACAGACAGGCCATAAGTACCCCAACTTTGTGCATCTCTTTCTACTTGTTCAGTAAGTCTCTGTCTAGTAGCTATTAGATCTGTTTCTGCTGTAATTTGAGAACGTATTGCTGTTACTACATCTCTGTACGCAGAGGCTTCTGCACTGCGACCACGTCTTTCCATGGCTCCAGCTGCTCTTTCTACTCTTTGTAGATCTTGCTCTGTTATGTCTTGTAAATCTCGGGATAGTAGTCGGAAAGCAGCACTTCTTCTATTTAAATTACCTTGCTGTAATTGTTGTATTCTAGCTTCTGCGGCTTCTACAGCTCTTAGTTCTCTGTCTGCACGGGATTCTACTTCATCAATTATTCTTTGATTTATAAGTTGTCTGGCCTGCTGTGCTTCTTGTGCTTTTTGTTGGGCCAATTGTCCTGCTCTTTGGGCAGTCTGTTCTAAACCCTGTCTAAATTCACCTATAGCTGGAAGAGCTTGTTTAACTAATATAGCTGCTAATGCTCCAATACCTGTTAACAAGGCAGTAGGGCTCTGACTAAAAAAGTTAGCCACTGGTGCTACGACCTTGTTTACAAACTCTAAAATGTTTTGTGAGGCGTCGCGAATAGAGGCAGACAATTTTGTGTAGGGATTTGCGTCAATTTTGATACTGCTAAACTTTTGTTCGCCCTCTGCTAACACAGCATTAGCAAATGCGGCTCTTCTTTCAAAATCTGTTAGTTCGCTGACGCTCTTATTAACAGATTTAGCATATTCTTTTACTGCTGGATCAAGTTTGGTAAATATACCCAGTTCGTCCAATAGTTCGGGTTCTAGCTTAGTAATACCACGAGTTAGGCGACTGATGGCATCCCCCATATCCACACCGAGAGCTTGAGATGCTTGTTTTGCTACATTTCCAAGCCTTAATACATCTTGGCTGTTCATACCACTAGATACAGCTTTAGTGGTTGCTTCCATGGCTTCGCGCAGACTGATGGCTCCGTCTGTTGCAGCTACAAGTCTCTTGCTTAAACTACCCAGTGCTACACCACTTGCAGCCCCCAACTGATCAAGACCTTTGACCATATTGGTAGTATCCATGGCACGGCTTAAAGCGCCAAACGCAGCTGTTAGTGCAAAGGTATTAGCTGCAACAGTTGCATACAGACGTACCAACCCGCCAAGCCCACGAGCTTGGTCTGCAAAGTCACGAGCGGTACCGCCTGCAGCACCGGACGCACCTCTGGCCCGATTGTAGTTTTCTACCTCTTGGCCAGTAAAAACTCCAGCAGATGCTCCTGCGTTGCCGGTAGGCCGAGCTGCTGCGCTACTGGCAAATCTACGACTACTACCACTGCCACTGACATTTTGTGCCGCTTGTTGTGCTTGTTGTAAGTTGTCTCTTATTGTCTGACTCTGTTGTTGAGCCTGATCCATACCCTGAGTTCTAAGTCTCAGGGTAAATGTACTTGTATTATTCGCCATAGTTGCTCCTGGCAGCTATAAAAATTTAGTGTGTTGACACTTTGACCTACAAATTATACCACTGTGGGGGTGAGATGTCAAGCCTTTATTTTTTGTTGGCAATAAAAAAGCCCGCTATTTAGCGGGCTTTGGTATCTTTGGGCTTGCTGTCTTGAATCTGCTTAGCTCTTATACGATCTATTGTCATCAACAGTTCATACATATATTTGTGGCTTTCTGGTTCTACATTGTAGAACTTAAACACAGTTTCTATGTAGTCAAAGTTTTTTCCTATGTAGTTTCCACCCATATAATCCCAGCAATCTTGTAGGTTGCCGTAGATTTGTAGTGCCTCTTGAACTTCTTGTATCAAGTCGTCAAATTCAATAGGTATTTGGTCGTTGTCTGGTTCGCTGCCCAATAAGTCGCACATTTCGAAGTACTGGGCTTTTGTCATTCCTACCCTCGTATTTTCAAAGTAGGAATTCAAGTTACGATTTATTTCTTGGTGCTGCTGCTCTGAAAGTTTCCCAGTTCAGTTACCTGCTCTGACACCCAAGCATCAAAGTTACTACTGTTCTTCATTAAGAAAAGCGCATTATCTTCACTATAACCTAGTTCGTTTTCAAGGTCTTGGCCTTCTAGATCTACAGGAGCCAACTGTTCTAGGTAACTCAACTTGAAGCCGCTCCAGCCCTTGATTGAAGCCTGTACGTACAGTTGTAAAAACAAGTCATCATTCAATTCTTCGGTTGGTTGACGGTTCTTAAAGGTAGTCTTAGTTGCTTTCTTCCGGATCGAGACAAGGGTCTCGCGGCTTAAAAAGCTCAACTTAACTTTGAATCCGCTAAATCCAGGAAATTCAACCTCGACTGTCTTACTGGGTACTAAAAGGCTCTTTAGTGATAGGTTTACTTGTGAGCCACTTGCGTTTTCTGTCATGAATTGTCCTTGTTGTAGTGAGTAGGGTGGGTCACCACCCTACTCTGTTAGATATTAAACTGCAGGAGAAGAGTAGTAAGTAATAGTAGCTTCATTGTTTTGCTCAATGTCATAGGTTCCAGCGTTGGCGCCTTGAGCTGTAAAGTTGATGCTAGTAGAAATTACTTGCTCTGTACTGATCTGAGGAATCTGCAACATGGCTGATGGTAGTTCAAAGATTACCTTGTTTTCCATGGTTGTAGAAGTAGGAACTGCCACGCTTCCGCCCATACCGAGTTTAACTGTAAACTGGTTTTGGTCATAGGTGTTGGCCTGTGTAAGCAGAGTACTCAATAGTTGCGCGGTGTTTGTACTACCGGTTCTCAGATAGGCTGTTAAACTGCCGCTCACAGCTCTGGTACCTACGAAATAGTCAATAGGCTTGTTAACTGTGCCCATTACTGCTGGGGTTAGGTAAGTAACGTTGTTGGCAAAAGTAATATTACCACCAGTAATAGCAAAGGTATAAGTAACAGCACTTTGACCGTACTTGGCAGCTGTAGATGCCAATTCTACAGTACTCAAACGGTTTGTGATGTACTTACATGTGGCATCTTTGGGCTTGTAGGCACCACTTAGTAGGCCGCCAAAGCTACCTGATAAAGTGGGACTGGTACCAGTGGTTGTTGCTGTTGTTGTGGTTGTAGAAACTTCAATTTCTGCAACTTTGCCTGTCCAAGCAATAGTACCAATTTGATCGATACCAAAGTCAACTGAGGCTTGGTCAATAACACAGTTGTGTAGCAACACAGTTGTGTCGTCAAACACAATAATCAAGCCAAAACGTAGCAATTGATTTCTGTTACTCTGTGTTAGACGGACTTGAGCTGAAGGAACAGTAGTGCCGTTTGGCGCAGCTGTTTCGGTATATGCTTGCCCAGCTGTAGTTGTAAGAGCGGAAGCACTGCTCAAGTCTACGTTGGTATAACCAAACATAGCATTCCACAGGCAGGCTTCTTCGGGTCGCACAAAGTCACCAATGTCAAGTCCGGCAGCTACTGCTCCGCCTTCAAACATCTTGGGACGTACATAGGTAGAAATACTCCAATCACCTGCTTCTAGAGCAGTTGCAAAGCTTCTCTGGCCGCGGCTAGGTGTGCTGCCAGCCTCATTTAAAGTAACTGTGTCTAGAGTGGTATTTTGGCTAAAGCTCATACCGTCTAGAGGTTGTAGTTCGAATGTGTCAGCGGCAGAGCGGGCTGTAGCTGGGGCGATTCTGTTGTCTCCGTCTAGTGCTGTAGTAAAGAATACTCTAGCACCTCTAATTAAATTAACTGCCATAATTTTTTCCTTTAAGGCTGTGTGTTGTTATCACCTTAACTAGATCTTTATCTGTTGTTGGTGAATAGAACACTGATTCTACACGACCTGGTACCGGACCTGTAGATTGATTTCTCCGACTGCGTACGGAGCTAGCAAACCTTCGTCTGTGGTTATACTAGTGATTAGGATCTCTGTGGTCTCGCTCAAACCTTCGTATATTAACTGACGATTGAGGTCAATACAGAGTTCAACATCTTCTAAAAGCTTCTCCAACTGGTCTTGGCTATCATCGCCCTTGCAGTACAGTTTGATGGAGACGGATAAGTAACCCCACTTGAACTCTCCTGGTAAGTACTCACGAACCTCTGAACCGGGTGTGATGTAAATAGATGGAAAGTCTGTGACCTCATCCCAGAACTTGAGATAGGGATAACTGTTGTCGAATATGTTTATCTGGTAGGGGGCAACACCGTTGATGAGCTTGAACTTGTCTGCAAGAGCTGTAACTATTGATTTTCTACTCATACTAATACAGCCCTCATACGATTGGCCACTTGAGCTCCCGCAAGTTCGCGGATACTTTTGGAAATCAACAATTTAGGATCGCGGGTGTAGGGTCTATCCTGACGTCCGCCGCGGCTAAAAGTTGCATAGGGATTTTTCATGTAACTGTAGAATGCAGTTATCATACCTTGACGGCTTTCGCTGAGTCGTTCTACTTTTGCGGAACTGGCAAATCTACCAGAGCGGTAGTTCAATACATCTTTGCGATTACCGATGCCCATGTTTTTCTTCAACTGATCGTGTAGACTGCTATTGATTTGCATCATCAGCATTGGTAGATTAGTTGCACTACTTGGCATAGTTGTAACTATACTATCTTTTGATAACTTTAATTGTTTTTTAATGTTTTTAGTACCACTGTCTAATTCACTCTTTAATTTCTTAAAAGCAGGGGCTAACTTAGGTAAACTAGGTTTACTTGTTTGGATTTTTTTGATGGGTACTTTTGGAGATTTAATCTTCAATACTGGTAAGGATTTTTTGTCAAAAATACTGCTTGTAATATCTAAAACATAGTCTTTAAATGAGTCAGAAGATTTTAAATCAGCTAAAAAAGGTCCTTCATTTGTCGCCTTTAATACTGACGCTAATGAATTATACAGTTTATCGTTATCTTTTTCAAGTTTTTGCAAAAACTCTTTCAAAACTTTTGCAAAATTATCTAAACTTTTTGCGCTTGCGCTGTAGCTTACTGTCCCTGCTTTCTTTTGACTAATTGTTTGAGTTATATTAATATTTAATAGTCTTTGCAAGGTACTTACTAAAGCTATACTAGTACTAAGTCTTCCAGTATCTTGATTTCCTAGTCCGGACTCATCAAATTTCGGTTGAAATTGAATGTTCATTCTTGGTGACTTAGGATTAAAATCTTTATCTATATTTGCTAATAATTCGTGATTAATATTTTTTAATCCTGAACTTGCAATATCTAGTTTTTCAGAAAGTTGTATGAGTAACAATACTGGGTTAATTTCTTTTCCCGAACTATCCTTAATAGAAGTTACATACTGCGATGAAATTTTTCCGCGTCCAGTAGTTTGTGCTATAACGTGTCCGCGCTCAAAATACTCAACTATATTCTTACTCATTTCCTCTATAAGAGGACCTGATTTTACAACTCCGCTTCCGGGACTATTCTGATAAACTAAAAAAGAGGCTACATGAGTTAAGACATTTGCATGAGAAAAATTCAATCCTCTAAAAGATCTAATTTTATTAGTAGTACTTTTTAATTGATAGTCGCCGTCTTTTTGTAACGTAAATATGGAAGATAATTTACGGTTTCCATAAGATGTTGTGTCTTGTTTTATACTACCAGCATCTTCTACATAAAACTCAAAATGTTTTGCTTTATAAGACGATCCAAAATTTGCAACTAAAAAATTTACATATAATTGTATTGGATCTTTACCTGTATTATTTACAATATTTAGCTTCTTGAACATTATTTCTAGATCTGAAGCCGTTAATACTAGCGCTGTTCTGCCTTGCTGCATTCCCGACTCTCTAAATGTTTCGGAAAATGCACGTGTTCTATAACGTATTTGATCCTTGACGTTACTATCGACAGTTTCCATGGTACCTTTACTTAGTATGGAAGCACCACTTTGAATACTTAAAGGATTTTTTTCATTAAATAAGTCTTTGCTGCCCTGCAATAGTTCTTGCAACATTTTTGTTGCCTGTTGATTTACTGTTTGATCTGCCTTGCTTTGAAGAGCCTTACTAAACTGTGCAATACTCATATCAGTTATAATTCAATACATAGAGGTCAAGTACCCGTTTAATATGCCCAGGCAGGTTGCTCTGGTTGAGATACTGAACCTGAGCATTTCCGGTGGTAACCGCAATCTGACTCTGTACAGCACCCTGATTTTTCATGTAGTAGGTAACCAAGTCCAATACTGCTAACTTCAAGTCTTCTGGGATGGTCTCATAACCAGCTGTGTAGGTGATGCGATAGCCGTTGATCAAGTAGGGAAACTCGGCTCTGTTAATGGGCAGTATCTGCTGATTTTGAGTGTCCAATACCCAGTCTGTGAACTCTACCAAGTCTACATAGTTCTGGCCGTAATTCTCACTCTTTTCAATACCTGAGATAGCTATAATAGGCGCTTCACCTAATAACAAACAAGTACCGCCGTTCAGTACCTCAGTCTTGGCATCATCAACCCAGTCCACAAAAGTGCGACGGCAGATGCTTTTAACAAATTCTGAAACCTTTGGGATAATGGTATTGATTTCTACATCTTGGGTGGTACTGGTGATACCTTCATAAGCTTTGTATTCTTGTAAAGTTATTAAGTTTGCACCCATTACACACTCCTTATAGTTTTTCCAAGAGCTATACATAACACTTGGAAAAACCGGGGACTAAAAAGTCCCCAGTTTTATTAATATCAGGTCGCTCCGTTGACGTAACGTAGGGTGCTTACTGCAGGTCCTAGGTTAGTTGTTAACTGAGTTAGACCAGTACGTAGTGAAGCCACTAGTACACGGCTCTGACGCTCTGTTAGTGTGTCTGTGTCAACACGTAGACCACGCTGGTTGCCTACCAAGAAGTTGGCAGGTGCAAAGCAGAAGGCTGCAATGTTAGTACTTGCGCCGTCGGCTGCTTCAGCGATTGCTGGGAACTCGCCACTTACGATCACTGGTGTGTTGGCAATACTACCAATCTGACCAGTTAACAACGTAGCACGATCACCGACCTTGTCCATTGTCTGGAAGTTGGTGTCGTCCAACAGGTTGTAGTATGTTTCTGTGTTAACTACATAAACCAACTCACTAGGCTCTAGACCCCAAACTCCCAAGTCCTTGCGAAGGGCTCTCATCTTGGCGATAGTTACAGGGTTTGCACTGTCGATTTGAACAGCACTTGCTGTGTCGTACATTGAAATACCCTTGACTGGGTCGCTGCCGCTACCAGCACCGTTGATGAAAGCTGAATCTACAGCACGTGCAACACGGCGTAGCATAGCATCACGAACGATAGGTAGTAACACTAGGATTGAATCCTCTTCTTCTTCAAGAGCCATGTATTCACGTGTGGCAACCTTGAAGGCATTCAGAGTGATTTCTTTCAACACATGAGTGTCTGTGCTACCAGAACTGTTGTTGTTACTATTACCAAAGTCACTGTTGATAACCCATGTAGCCTTGCCAGCTTCTGGGTTTAGAGGCATTCTCATCACATTGGTCTGCATTGCAACGTTGCGAAGCAGTGGAGCCATCACTAAACGGCGACGTACTTCGTCTTCCATGGTTGTAGAAACTTCGGTTTCCCATAGAGAAGCAGGAGCAGTGATAATACCAGTTGTATTGCTACCACCACCAAGGTGACCACCGGCCTTCTCAACCACCATCTTACCATAACGTGTAGACTCAAGAGACTTGCCAGTTACCTTGCTCAGCAACACGGCCATTTCACGCTCCTTGTAGGAGGTACTGTCGCCCTTTGACTTGTCGCCAAAAGCCATCTTTGAAGTCTGTAGAGCCTTCAACTCGTCGGCCTTTTCCTTTAGAACAGCTTCTAGACCATCTAGAGCGCTCTTTTGAGCGGCACGCTCAGTCTCAAAACGCTTTTCAACTTCGGCTAACAGCTTTTCTGTGCCGCTCTGACCAACTTGGATCTGAGCTTCTACAGCAGCCTTAACGATGCCATTGATTTCAGCCTGACGGGCTGTTTCTTGTGCTTTGGCATCTGCCAGAGCTTTTTGACGGGCTT